CATTTAGTAGTATTAGGAGCCTATTCGTTAGCACTATCGGAACGTGGTGAAGACGGTGGTACTCCTAGTGACCAAGCAGCTTTAAGATTTAAAATAGCTTTAACTGATGCAATTTCACAGGATTCCGGTAGAACTGTGGATGAAACGACTTGGTATGCCAGCTAAAATAACATCACCAATCCTACTTAATGATATGGGTAGTGCTGGTCTGAACACTCAGGCGCAGGATTCTACTCTTGGTCCTCAATTTTTAACGGAAGCAGATGGTATTGTTTTTGATTTGCAAGGACGTATGTCTTCTCGTAAAGCTATTAAACAAGTATCTAAAGCTATTGCAAGCTCTGTTAAATCTATTGGTGGGTATATTAAATCTAATAGAACTAGAGAGTATTATGCTGGTGCTGGAAGTGCTATTTATAAAATTGATACTTCTACAACTCCGTATACTTTAACGGCTCAATCTTTTGCCGGAAGCCCTCAAACTATATCAGATGGTAATTGGCAATGGATTAACTTTAATGATGAATTATGGGGAATACAATCAGGACATCAAGTTATTAACTATACTGGTTCAGCTTGGTCTGATATTACAGACTTAGGAACTTATGTTGGTCCTTCAGGAGTAACTACCTTTGACCCCTCATGTGCCTTAGGTGACTTTGGACGTATGTGGTACGGAGGTATTACGGAAGCACCGGGAGTTGTTTATTACTCTGATAACTTAATTGGTGAGAAACTTAATACTGGTGCTGCTGGAGCAATTGATTTAAAGACAGTATGGGGTAATGATGAAGTAGTTGGTCTTGCATCCTTAATGAATAAACTTATAATCTTTGGTAAACAAAACATTGCTGTTTATGAAGGTGCAGATACTCCTAGTACAATGGGACTTGATGAACTTATTAAAGGAACAGGATTAGCTGGTAGAGATAATATTTCTTATGTAAGTACAGATATTATTTTCCTTAGTTATGAAGGATTAATGTCTTTAGGACGTTTAGCACAAACAGATGGTAAAGCTCCTTATCAAGAATTATCTGTTCCTGTTAGAAATGATTTAACAAGAATATTATCTTCCGCTACAATAGCAAATATTAAAAGTACATATTATTCGGAAGAAGGTTTAGTTATTATCTTTATGCCGGATGAAAAAAAGTGTTATGTATTTGATTTAAAACTTGTTAAAGCTCCACCTAAAGTTACAACATGGGCTTTTACTACTGCTCCCTTATGTGGCCTAGGGACTATTGATGGTAAGTTATTTATGGGAACTACTACTGGAATAGCAGAGTACAGTGGTTATCAGGATGTAGTTATTACAAATACAACTGCTACTAATGGAAGCTCTGGAGCCTGTAGCACTGCTGGAGGAACATGGGATGGTTCTATATGTTGGTCTTCTACAGCTTCTAATTATAGTTATACATTCCAAACTTCTTGGTTAGATTTAAATAGCCCTACAATTTCAAAAATTATTAAATCAGGATTGTTTACAATCACAGGGGGAAGAGGAGCAGCCTCTACTGTATCTGTATATAAAGATTTCACTATAGGTTCTCCTTACTCTAAAACTTTTAACTTAGCGCAAGAAGGAGCAATATCTTTATGGGGGGGTGTTACTACTCTTTATGGTGCAGCAAAGTATGGAGCCTCTGAAGGCCCTAATGAATATAAGGTATCTTTAGGTAGGACAGGTAAAGTTATTAAACTAAAGATGGTTACAGAGGTTAATGGTAACTATTCAAGTCTTAACAATACAATACTATTAACCAAACAAGGTAAAATTAGGTAAAGGAAAAAAATTATGGGTTGGTCAGATTTATTAGCTCCTATGGGTATGTTAGCAGCAGGGGCTGGCTTAAGTTACTTAGGTTCCTCTCAAGAAATTGATGCTGCTCAAGAGGCTGAACAAGTTAGAGCAGCTTCATTAAATAGAAATGCTGATGCTGCTTTACTACAGGCTCAACCTTATGGGGTTGGTGGGGCCGGAGGAACATTTGATACTGATCCGGAAAGTCGAACTGCTTTACTTAATTTATCTCCGGAACTACAAAATATTTACCAAGGTGCTTTAACTCGTAGTGGGTTATGGGGTCAACAAGCTATGAATTTAGCTGGGGCTAATCCTTTTGAATCTGCGGATATGTTTTATCAACAAGGTCAGGAAATGATAGCCCCTGAAGAAGCTCAATTAAGATCAGATGCGGAAACCAGATTGTTAGCACAAGGACGCTTAGGAAGCACTGGTGGTCAACGTGCTATGGGTGAGTTGGAAAAACAAATATTAATGGATAGAGACAGACGTAGACTTGGTTCCATGAATCAAGCTCAACAGTTAATTACTAGTTTGTTAGGAAGCGAATCTGCTGATTTATCAACTGCTATAGGATTGTTAAATATACCAGTACAATATGGAAATTTAGGTCGAGGTATTAGTTCTGATTTAGGAACTGCCGCTCAAGGTGGTTTACAGTCTAGGGCAGCCGGAGCAGCCGGATTAGCAGGGGTAATGGGAGCAAGTCCATTTGGTTCCACTTTATCAGGTATAGGAGGATTGTTTACTTCTCCTAGAGGATCAGGGAAAAATTCACAACAAAGTTTAGCACAACAAGCTATTGGTAATTATTTTTACCCTAAGAATAACTAGAGCTTATTTTAACTAATTTAATAAAGTAAGAGATAAATTTAATGATTGATAATAATATTCCTCCTCCAGCTTGGTTACAAGATTGGTTAACACAAAGAGGTGCTACTAGTCTTTTACCAACTCAATCACAACCACCTCAGATTGCTGTGGATGCTGTAGGATTATTTAAAGCTTTAGCTCCTGCTCAAACACAAATGTTTCCTGATATGAGTGGTGGAGGTATGCTAGACGAGTTTGGTAATCCACCTTTAAGTTCTACAACATCTTTAGCATCCTCTAATGCAAAAACAGCCCCTCCTCTTTCAAGTTATAATATCACCAGAGGTCCGTTTAACATTAATAATCCTGCTGTCCAAGGAAATTTATTAGGGAAAGGTTTAGGTTTGGCAACAGGACTTTCCATGCTTGGTCCTTTAGGTGGATTATTTGGAGGGGCAATAGGGGCATATCAAGATACAGAATTAGGAAATCAAGCTTTTGCGGAAGCAACAGGTCATGTTGGAACACAATCTTTTTGGAGTAATTTTTTTAATAATTTGACATTTGGCATATTTGGTAGTGATGCAGATGAACAACTACAGGAAGATTATACTTCTATAATTGGATTTGATAATCCTTATGGTTTAAATGATGCTCAAGAAGTTGAAGGTATACAAGATCAACCATTTACTATGAATGATTTAGAACAAATGCAAATAGAAAATAAAATCGCAAATATTTTAGCAACTTGGCCTACTGATTTACCTTCTATTGGAGGTCCAACTTCAAGTCCATCAAGTTCTGTAACTGGAGTTGGCTTTGGTCCAAGTGTAGGGGATAGCCTTGCTACAGGAGAAGGATTTGGTCAACCTACGGATGATACAAGTGGAGATGCTCCTGATGGTTCTGATGAACCAGATGCAGATGATCCTTTTTAACAATGATTAATAAATTTTATACTCAGGAGAATACTTATGGCATTAGGTGATGCAGGACTTTTTGACACTAAAAACTTGTCAAGAGCAAGAGCAGCAATGGCAATGGAAGATGACGCTAGGGAACAATTAGCTTATAAACAAGCTGCGCCGGAAGGAATAAATGCTGCTAGAGTTGCCAGAGCGACTCAAAATTTAAAAAATTTAGGTAGGAATGTTACTGTAGGAATGTTTGGTTCTGATGACCCTGATGGTATATTACCTAACGATCCTCGTTTGATTGAGGGGCAGTCTAAAGATGTGTTTATGAAAAACATGATAAATAAATATAAAGAAGCTGCTGAAGATGGTATAACTACAAAAGAATATCAAGACTTAATTGGTGATTTTTTAGAGGGAGGTTATACAGACGAAGCTAAACAACTTGCTGATATTATGAAGACTCAAGCTCAATCAAAATCTTTAGAAATGACTTCACAAGCAAAAATACTAGAAGCAGTAAACGAAGGAAAAAAAGGGGGGTTAATAGAATCTAAATTTAAAGGAGCATTAATTAGAGATGGAAATGGAAATATATGGCAAGCCACTACTTCCAAATATACTAAACCGGGGGAAAAATCTAAACCTATAATGACACAGTTTACCGGAGAACCTGCTGAATATAATCCAGTTGATGCGATTCCGTTAGATACTAGTGGACGAGATGCTTTCGGTAGGATAGCAGAAAATGTGCAGCCAGACATACAAAAAGCGTGGGCTAAATCAAGAACAAAAATTTTTGCTAATAGAACAGCAGCTAGAGATGTTTCTGTGAATTTAAGAAAAGTTGTTAATTTATTAAAAAGTGGTAGAGTAAAAACCGGAGGATTTTATGAATTTGGAGAGGATGTATCAAATTTCTTTGGTTTTGAAAGTAAAAACGTAGGATTTGCTGAAATTAAAAGTAGGTTAACAGATACAATTTTAGCTAAACTTAAAGAAACTGGTACTCGTCCAACTGATGCTGACTTAGCTTTTATTAAATCAAGAATGGCAGAAACTAATAAATCAAATCCACAAAATGTTGCTATTTTAAACTCAGTTTTAGATAGAACAAAAAAGATGATAGAAAGAGGCGATCTTTTACAAAAGGGAAAATATACTAATGTTGGAGATTATGAAAATGCTGTTGCAGGTTTAACATTAGATAATATAATTAAAAATATAGATTCACCAGCAAAAACCTTTCTGATAAATAATCCGGGGTTAGCTTCAGAATTTGATAAGAAATATGGTATCGGAACAGCTGATAGAATATTAGGAGTTAATTAAAATGGCTCAACCAAATCCGTTTGATCAATTTGATAATAATACTACAGGTTCACAAAATCAAAATATTCCTCCAATAAATACATTTGATCAATTTGATCCAGTTTCACAAGAAACTCCAGATTCTTCTTCTTCTTCTTTTATAAATACAGTAGGTAGAATAGCTAGTGAGATTGGAGAGTCTGCGGAAAATTATGATTGGGCTGAAGCTCCGAGTGATGTAGCGGAACATTTATATGAAAATAAATTTGCTTATACTTTAGGAGCCATTGGTATGTTCGCTGGTCCTATTACGTCTGCTGTATTGCAAACAGCAGGGACAGGAATAGATGCGTTTATCAGTGATGAAGAAAGAAATGTAGGGGATGAAATGCTTTTATCTGCTGGTATTGATGCTGCAATATTAGCTACTTTAAAAATTCCCCCTGGATTATATAGACTTGTTGTTAATAAATTAAAAACCGGACGTAATCCTTCTGAAATTGTAGAGGCTTTAACAAAAGATGCTACAGAAGATATAGGAACTAAAGCAGCAGTAAGGCAAAGTCAAAAAATAATGTTGGCATCCGGAGCAAGCCTTACTTTAGGACAAGCTGGTAAAAAAGGAGGACTAACTGAAATTTCGGAGGGTATTAGTTATACTGGTATACTATCCTCACAAGTACATAAAAATAATTTAAATAAAATAGCAAATTTTTCTAAGAAAGCAATGCAAAATTTGTTTAATTCTGACCAAAGAAATATTACTGCTGTAGGTTTAGGTAATGCTATACATTCAAATTTAAAAACCGCTAGGCAAGCATTAATAGATACGCATGGACAGTCTTTAGCTCAAATAAGTAAGGAATTTGGAAAGGATCATAATGTTGATCTTAGTACAATTGGAAAATTTTTAAATAAATGGGATGCAAGTCAAACTTATACTCCAGCTAAAGGAGGGAAAACAGGATCAAGAATACCTGCTGGATTTATGTCTAAACCGACTCCCCAAACAGAAACAATAATAAAAGTGTCTAAACTAGAACCACAAACTCAAAAAATAATACAAAATTTAAAATCTGATTGGGGGAATATGAAAAAAGGTTCCGCTATGTCTTATATTGATTTTATGACAGAATTAAATAAAAAAATAAATTCTTTGAGTGATTTTAAACAACAAGCAACATATTCTCCAGTAGCAGTAAGAGAATTAACTGAATTTTCAAATTATATGAGAGGGGTAGCTTATAGCGAATTAAAAAAAGCAAATCCTTCAGCAGCACTAAAATTTAGAAAAGCTCAAAAAACTTACGCTTATACAACTAGTCGTTTATTTCCAGATATAAATGATACGTTTATTAAAAGTGTAGATAAAAATGGAATATATCAATTGGGCGATATGGTTACACAAATGCACAATGTAGAAAATGTCCAAAAATTGTATAAATCTTTAGATGCAGCTTATGCAGCAACTTCTCCAAGTATAAGAAAAAATTTAAAGGTTAAAAGCCCGGAAGGAGTTAAACAGTTAATCCGTAGAAGATATTTAGAACAAACTTTTCCTTTATCTAAAAATTTAGAGGAATTAAATTTTGGTGAATTTCAAAAAATGGCTGTACGTTTATCAAATCCAGATGAAGCTCTTTTAGCTAAAGAAATTTTAGGAGGAAAAGAATTTAATGGATTTAAAGCTATAGTTAATACATTAGCTAAAGCATCAGAAACTCCGAGTTCTAATTTTGCTTCTTTAGCAATACGAGGTAAGGAAATATCAGCAACAACTACTATAGGGGGTACAAGTCTTGCTGGTGGACTAGCTTTAGCAACGGCAGGGGTAGGAGGATTAGCAGCCCCTGCGGTTGCTATTGCTGGTGGATTAGGAATATTATTTACTCCAAAATTATTAGCTGGAATTATTTCTGATCCATATAGAGTAAATAAATTTTTAGGATTAAAAGCTATTAGAAATAAAGAAAAATTATTTCAAAACGCAGCCGTTATTGTTAATGATGTATGGAAAGAATTAGATGAAGATGATAAATCTGAATTAGTAGAAAGTTTAACTCCTGAAGCTGTCTCTGATTATTTAGAGTAAAGATATTATAATGGGAATGTTTGACCAAACTAAAGACTTTTTATCTTCTTCCGGAGAGGCAATAAGTGATGTGTGGGGTAATTTATCTGATTTAGATAAACTTGCTTTAACAACTTCTCCTGTGCCTATTGCTGGGGATCTAGTGGGTGGGTATGCAGATTATAAATATTTATCAGGGGAATACAATAAATCAGGGGATGTACCTTGGGGCGGTATTGGATTAGCAACATTAGGACTACTACCTTATTTTCCTCCTGCTGTAGCTTATCGTAGTATTAAACAAGCTCTTAATAAAAGTCCTACTGGTAAAACAATACCCGGTCAAAAAGGAAGCGGATCAACTCAAGTAGCTACTACCGGACCTTCTTATAAAAATGCTGCTAAATTAGCGAAAATTAAAAAGGGTGATGAGGTGCTAGATCACGGGGCTGGTTTAGGTAAAGGTGCTGATGAGATTCGTAAAACAGGTGCTTCTGTTGAAACATTAGAGCCTAATCCACAACGATGGAAGAGTTCAACACCTCTAACTTATACTAATTCTGATCAAATTAATAAACAATATGATAAAGTTATATCTTTAAATGTCTTAAATGTTCTTGAACCTGATTTAAGGTCTATGGTAACTATGGATATAATATCTAAAATTAAACATGGTGGTTCAGCTATTATAGGTGCAAGAAGCTCTAGTGCTGTTAAACAGGTTCGTAATTTCACTAAAATGGCTGAAGAAGGTGCTATTATGGTGCATAAATCTTCAGGGGACTCTTATCAAAAAGGGTTTAGTAGTAAAGAATTAAGAGAATATATACTACAGTTTTTACCAGAAGGTTACTCTATTTCCCCTATTAAAAACGGTAAAGTTGGGAATGTAGGTGTTAAGATCGTAAGGGGATCTAAATAGTGGGACTGTGGGATAACAGAACAAAACAATTGAATGAGGTTTTCAATTCACCAGAAAATAACATAGCTAGTAAAGCTTTACTAGGTACAGGTGTCGTTGGAGGGGGCATAGGTGATGTAACTGCTATTCCTTTAGAAGCTTTATTAAATGTTACCGGGGCTACCCCTTATCTTGCAAAGGGGGTTAAATATGCAATGGAAAGTGAGACAGGTAAATGGTTGATACAATTAGCTAAAGACAATCCAAGAACTGCGGAACACATGGGAGCAATAGCAAATATCGTAGGAATCATGCCATTAGCAAAAATAGTTCAAGGCGTGGGGGCTAGTGGACTAAAGGCAGCATTGAAATCAATAAAACAAGGGCAAGGATTACCAACTGCTGCTGTTTCCGGTGCAAAAGCCGGAATAACTGCTCTTCCGTTAGTTGGAACAGTAGCTAGAAATATGAATACTTTACAAAGAGGTGGTTTCCTA